CAGCAACCGCAGCCTCGGACGATCTGGATCTTTCACAGCTCTTGCCCTTTCGTAGTGTTCCCCCGCCCGCCTGAAAGGGTAGTAAAAGGCGGACGGAGGAACAGTCGGATCGTAACAGGTCGCATCTACTCTACGGTAGACGCTGTCCCAGTAGCAACGTCAGCGTTTGGTGCTGCGCCTCAGATCACGCACCATCGCAGGCCAGGAACGCCAATAGTCGTCGAGGGCGATCCTCTTGCGTCGGGAAGGTGGACGATAAGCGACGATGTCACGAATAAACCAGCCGATGACACCGCCGAACACGACAGCCAACAATCCTGCAATGATAATCATTCTTCTTCTCCCTCAAATGTGAGATCCCAGCACACCTGGCACAGGTAGTACGGCATCGGTCGGGAAGTATCCGCACCGATCAGGATGTCCCGCTGCTGGGGTGACAGGTTCCTGAACACCCACGCAATGTTGCCGCCGTTCTTCCATTCGGCGTAGCTGACGGCCGGCACGCTCACCGTGTCTTCCGTCGAGCAGCGGTCACACGCCGCCGTCACGCCCACCCAATCCGTTGGTGTAGTCACAAGTACGTTCCCTTCCGTATCAACGCCAGAATCCCCGCACGCACGCGCCGCCTCTGGCGCGGCGCCATCCCACCCCACGTCCCATAGCGTTGACTGGTCGCTATTGCGTAACCCAAACACTCGCGGGTCACAGGACACAGCTCACATACGAGCGCGACCTGCTTCGAGGCAGGACCAGGCCCCTCGGGGTAGAACAGGTCCGTCATGCCGGCGCACGCGGCACGCTCCATCCACACCGGCCGGTTGACCAGCACGCGCAGCAGTTCTTTAGAGCCACGCGTTTCACGCATCACAGAAGCACCCACGAATCGACACCGTCGACCAGCGACAGAGCGGACCCGCAGTCCCAGTCGACCACCAGCGTGCCCTGAGCTGCATCCTCGTCATCCCACGCATGAGACCACCGGTAGTACCGCACGGTGCCCTCTGCGCCCCGCTTGAGGTCTGTCAGCGGGTCTGAGGTGCTGTCGAGGCGCACGCGCCGCCCCTGATACGTTCGATCAATCATGCGTAGCCCTTTCGTTGGATGGATTCACAGGTACCGGCCGACCGTCGTCGGCAGCTCTTCCAGCGGGACCGCCGCGGCACAGCCCGCGCACAGGTCGTCGCCGTTGTAGATGGACAGCACGGTCGGGCACGTCTGGCACACGCGGCCCGCCGGCCACGACGCCGTCGGCGACATGACCAGCCCACCGCCGGCCACCATCAGTACCCAAGACGGTCGCGCTCATGCTGCTCGGCAATAGCGTCAGCCTCGGCACCGTCGCGCTCGCGGGTCAGCTCGGACCACGGGTCGAAGCTTTCAAGCGGCCACGGCTCCATGTCCAGGCAACGCCCACACGCACACTCGGCAGCGGTCAGCATGTCGCAGATCGTGCAACGGCCGGTCAGAGTCTCCGTGTACCGACGGTGCCCGCGAGTGTTGGTCACCACATGAACGCCCATCAGCCGTCACTGCGATAATCGGTGACCACCACGCGGCTCTCGCCGGTGGTGCGTACCACCGATGACGCCCGCACCAGCATCCACCTGCTCGACAGATCCAGAGCGTAGGCCCGCGCCTCGTCGGCGTTGTCGAACCTGAGAGCGTTACCGCACCACTCGCCGCTGTCGTCGGCGATGACCTCAACTCGGTACTCGGGCATCAGTGCCCCCATCCTGCTGCTGTCTGATGCACGGGCCGGCCATCCCACAGCCGCGCCGTGTTCTTGTAGCCCACGGGGACGCCCACGCACCACTCGCGCCCGTCGCGGAAGTCGTACCAACGGATCAGCGAGGTGGACACCTCATCCTGCTCCCTGAACACGTCGCCCTCATCAGGGACCACGCGCTCGCTACCCTTCGAGTAGTCCACCACGCGCTGCAGCACCGGCATGATACGAACCGACTTGCCGCTAGCGGTGAGCCCCACCACGCGCCAAAAGTTAATGTTCGTCTGGTCGTAGCCCCAGCTCGACACCAGCACGTCCCCTACCTGTGGGCCGTCCTTCCTGGTCTGTTCTACCGTTTCCGTTTCCATCACTAAACCCTTTCGTATCGGATGTTGACATGGACGCTACCACAGACCCGCGACAGATGCTGACATGGGGGCGACACCGGCAGCTCCCGCACGCGCAACGGCCCCGCACCCCATGGACACGGATGCGAGGCCGCCACGCCGACTACAGGCTAGCGGGGTAGGGGGCCGCTAGCTGCCGTCGAGACCTACGGCCGGCCCCACCACCGGCGCAGTAGCCACCGCGCCGCGGTGTGCATGCCGACCACCACCAGGATCGCCGCGCCAGCGATGAATAGGGTCACGATGGCCGCGTGTAGGACGATCCAGCCTCCCCACTCGGGACTCATGCCGGCACGCCCAGCTCGGCTAGTAGCTCGTCGTGCCCGCGCTGCTCGATAACGACCTCGAACCCTAGCGCCTGGATGCGTTCCAGGTCCGCGGGTCGTAGCGTCAGCGTCCCAGCTATCGCAGCGAAGAGCCTCCCGTTTTCGTTCGCAGGGTACGCCGTAGGCGTCCCGTAGTTGTGTTCCACGCGGACCAGGACCACGTCGGCGCGGCATCCGTTTTCGTCGCGGCTACTCATGCCGACACCCGCGTGCCCAGCACGCCCCGCCACGCGGCCACCGCCGGCGACCGCCCATGATGGACCAGCCGGTAGATAGTCGTCGTGGTCTCCAGAGCATCCACGAACCCGTCCGCACCGGCACGATCTACTTCCACGAACCACGACGCCGGTAGCCCGCGCGCCTCGGGACGCCGACCAACCGACCCCGCGTCCCATATCACCGCGTGTAGGCCCCATAGGTTGCCGTTGCCGGCATGCCATCCGACCGACCGGTGCCACAAGCTGCCCGCCACGCGCCGAGCGTCACCCTGGAACGCCGGCGGCGATGCCAACGGTCGGAACGGGGCACGCGTAGACAATGCCTCCCCGAGCGCGTCCGCGACCGCGCCAGGCAGGAACGCCGACGCGGCCAGCTCCCGCGCCTCGGGATCATCCGACGCGGCTAGCGCGTCGACCGCGGCGCCATAGCCTCGGACCAGTGCGCCGATACGGTCGACCCTTCCGTTAGTGGTACTCACGCGGACCCCTCCCCATCAAAAAGCACAACAGCGCCGTCATCGTTTAGATGGTGGTCCGTGAACATGATGAGCTGGCCGTCATTGTCTTCGCCATGCTCGAACCGTGGCAGCAACTGCGCGACCAAGTCGGCGACGCTATCCGCGGTGATAGTGATAAACATTATCTACCTACCCTTCCGACGCTTCACGCGCCGTATCCAATCGCCGGCGACCATCGCCGGCGAGACCATTAGAGACCATCCGCCACACGCCCACCACTAGGCCGGCGACCGCCGGCCCGACAATGCACCCCGCGACGACCGCGACGACCGCCCTAGCGCCCATAGGGACCGCCGCTAGACCATCCGATAGCGTATTCCCAATAGCGCCGGCGCATATCGCGGACAATGCCGGCGACCGCCACCGCGCCGGCATCCACACGCGATCCAGGGACACGCCGGCGACCATTGCTAGTACCAATACCCCGTTGTCGACTATCCCGAAGAGCACGAGTCCAGCGTCCATTATGCGACCATCCGAACGAATCCACCGCCGTCGTCACCGCGAGCTAGACCTTTTGCCCGTAGTCCAATAATCCCCGCGGCATCCTTCCACCGCGAATCCGATAGGTCGCCATCCGATACCGTGAGACCATCCCACGTTGCCGGCAACGGCGCACCGCGCCTAGTCGAAAACACGACCGCTACGGTGCCATAGTGGCCCGCCGCGGCGACTAGGTCGGTCGTTCGTTCGCTAGCGCTAAACGTTAGGTGATAGTTCGCCGGCGGGGTCCGTGTCGGATTCTTCGAATAGTCGTACCACTGGCACGCCCGTAGCGTCGGATCCGTAAACAATGCCAGCGCGAACGACTCCCACGGTAGATCGGAAAGCACGTTTAGACGGACCGGTACGCGCCCGAACCGGCGACCTAGTGAGTCCAGCGGTCGCCGCGCCGACACGCCGCGAAGCTCCGAGGCTAGCGCCCGAATGAAAAGCTCGGGATGCGAGCCGAGTAGACGCGTCCGATAGATACGGGCACGCTGTACAGAATCTAGGCCACCTTTTCCCGCCGATTCCAGGCATACGCCGCGGCATCCGCTAGTGGAATGCCGGCAGACGTTCCAGGCGCCCGACAGACTCGCAGCGGCGAGACTTAGCCCATAAGTGCCCGACTTGCCTAGCTTAGGATTCGCACTCGGAGGAGTGAGCAACGGCGCCGGCAACGGCGCGAACCCAACCGCGACACGCTCGGCGATCATTGCCGCACGGAATACGTCGCGCTCGGCGATCGATAGCGGAGCTGTAGAGAATCCGCCGACCGGCGCCGACGCGACTAGGTGCCGTTCCAACGAACGCGCCGCGGTCATGACTGCACCCGTCCCCAACCGACCACAACGGTCACCAACGCATCAACACCACGCACCGCCGCAAACGGGAACGCTTCCACCTCATCGCTGTACATGAACACCGCGAACGCATCCCAGTCGGGGTCCACGTCATCGTCGGACCATTGCACGTCCAACGGCTCCGCGGCGCTTGAGTACGGCCACGGACCCTCCGACCCGCTGACCAATAGATACGCCCCGACCGGTTCACCCATGCCGCTAGCGTCGGAGCGGTACACGCCGACCGCTCCGCAGTTGCCGCCCGTGTTGTCGTAACTGACGACACACCCGAACGGCGCCACGGCAGTTTCCAGGATTTTCGTCAGCGCGTTCGGTGTCGGGATTGTGGGCGGGTTGTAATCCGAATCCGTCAGCCCCCAACCGTCATAGGTCTCAGTCATGACCACCACGCCACCACCACGGGGATCCGCTAGAAAATAGTCACCATCAGAATCAAACGACGGCGGAGAAGCTGGCCGACCTCCAACGTGAACGTGAGGGACACCGAATAGCCAACACTCATCACCATTGGTCACGATGCCATCATTGCAGTACCACTCCCCACAGTCATTGTCACCCTCCGCATCACACGGAGTCCAATGACCCGCAGGCCCGACCAACCCCGACCCGTCACAAGTTGGACAGTCAGCGCCAGTCTCGTAAGTCTTCGTTACGTCCATTCCCTACCCCTTACCATCATGCGGCAGGCCCAACGCCCAACCGCTGGATACAACAATACACGACGGGGACAGACTGTCAACAATCGATACCGCAGACCGCCCACACGACCACCGACAACCCCCATGGGTTACGCGTCCCCGACGGGCGCCCGCCGCCAACGGGCGGGGCGTTATGCACCCGAACCCGACGCTATGAACCCGCCTGGGACCGGTAGGGGACCGTTCGGGCGGTGCTACGGCGCCGATTCCGAGGCATGCGGGCATCATGCGCCGCGACTGCATATTCGGGCCGATATGCCCGTTCGATAGGGGAGGGGAGGAGCTGATCCCCGCCATTCCGCGGAATCCTTGTGCTGATAATGTCCGTTATCATGACAACGGGGCACGATCAGCCGTCAGCCGGCCTCGGCCGTGCAGGCGCAGGCGCCGGCGCACCAGGCGCTCGAGCGAGCGCCCGTCCGCCCGACCACCCCCCGAGGGGGGCGGGGGGTTCGCGTACGTATATGTATAGATAACTATATACGGTGCGTGTTCAAATCAGGATTCGTTGACAGGGGGTCAACTTTCCTGTACATGCATGCCACCTGTGGGCAGCATTTACATCTGATGACACCCCGCCGTTGGCGGGGTGTCTTCTGATATCAGATATCTGATATCTGATGGCCCCCCCAATGAAGAGATTGCGCTGTCCCACATGGGACGGGGTGGGTTTGTAGTGGAGGTGTTGACATGCCGCAGAATGGTGGTGGTCGTGGCTGGACGGTGGGTGCGTCTGGTGAGCGTGAGATGCCTGAGCTTTGGGGGGAGTTGTTGGAGTGGTTGCTCCTGGGGCCTGAGCGGAGTCCGCGTACTCAGAAGGAGTGGTCGGAGGGTCGCGATATTCATGTTGATTCGTTGCGGCGTATTAAGCGTGATCCGAGGTTTGTGAGGGAGTGGGATCGTCGTTGTGCGGAGTTGAATATTCATCCTGAGCGGACGCAGTCGGTGATTGATGCGTTGTTTAGGCAGGCTGCGGATGGGGATGTGAAGGCGGCGTCGTTGTATTTGCAGTACATCGACAAGTTCACGCCGAAGCGGCGTGTGGTTGTTGATGATGAGCGTGTTGCTTCTGGTTTGTCGGATTTGGAGCTGGCTGATGAGTTGGAGGCTTTGGTCGCGGAGTTTCGTGATGTCGATGTGGATGTCGATGTTGAGGTGGTGCGGCGTGAGGGCTGATCGGGCTGCGCGGATGCGTTTGTTGCGGGAACGCAGGTCGTGGGAGCGTGCTAAGGTGCGTCGTGAGGTGTTTGCGATGCACGCTAAGGGGTTGCGGTGTCATGTCGGGTCGTGTTGTCCCGATTGGGGGCCAGGGTTCCTGTGAGTCCGCGTCCTGGTGATGAGCTTCTTGAGTGGCGTGAGGAGGCGTTTGGTGAGCGCCCGATTTTGGGTCCGTGGGGTGATCCGTTTCATGGCCCTGAGTCTGACGAGCCGTTGGTGTGCGGTTTGGAGACTCCTGAGTCGTGTGAGGCTTGCGGGTGAGGGTGTGGGTGGTGTGTGTCTCGGTGACCGTCCTGTTCGCGTGTGTTGCCTTCATGGTTTGGGGTTTGGGTCGGACGTTACAGTCGTTGTTCGAGTAGGTGAAGGTTTGGATTGACCAGGATCTTTGCACTGGGGACGGGATTTGTGCCGAGATTTGTCCTGATATTTTCGGGATGCATTCTGACGGGTTGGCTTACGTCAAGGAGGAGGGGTGGAAGTCGATTGCTGGCCCTGATGGTGGTGTGGGGGATCCTGCGTTGAGGATGGCTGAGGGTACGGCGTCTGTATCGGAGGAGTTGCTTGATGCTGTTGTTGAGTCTGCTGAGGAGTGCCCTGGGGAATGCATCTACATTGAGGTTGATTGATGTCTGACGTTTGCTGGCAGTACAAGAAGGGTTCGCCACGTCGCGGCGAGCATGCCTGGAGGGAATGGGAGTCTTATACGACTCCTTCGAGGTGGCAGTGGGAAGAGTGCCGGCATTGCGGCCAGATGCGTAATGTCTCGCCTCGGTGAGCTTCGCCAGGAGGCGGAGTGGCGTAGGTGTGTTCGTAGCGAAAAGTATTTCCTGGAGCATTACTGGTATATAGCTCATCCTGCTGAGGGGCGCATTCTGTTCAGGTTGCGGAAGGCTCAGGTTGAGGCTTTGAAGCATTGGGGGGAGCATCGTTATTCGTTGTCGTTGAAGGCCCGTCAGATTGGTTGGACGACTCTGGTTGCTGCTCACCAGTTTTGGTTGGCGTTTTTTCATGCTGATCAGAACATTATTGATTTGTCTCGTACTGAGCGTGAGTCGGTGTTGTTGTTGCGTAAGTCGAAGTACGGGTTTTCCCACATGCCGAGGTGGATGGTGGATCGGGGGCCGAAGTCGCTGATTGAGCATCAGCAGAAGATGGGGTTTGCGAATGGGAGCCAGATTGCTTCGATGCCTTCGGCTTCTGATCCTGCTAGGGGTGAGTCGGCTACGTTGGTTGTGGTTGACGAGTGGGCGTTCCTCCCGAACGCTGAGGAAGCGTGGGCTTCTATAGAGCCGGTTGCCGATGTGGGTGGTCGCATTATCGGCTTGTCGACTGCGAATGGGTCTGGCAACTTTTTTCATGAACTGTGGGTGGGTGCCACGACGGGCAACAACAAGTTTGAATCGATGTTTTTTCCCTGGTCGGCCACCGAGGATCGGGGGCCGGCCTGGTATGCGGAGAAGAAGCAGTCGATGTTGCCGTGGCAGCTCGCTCAGGAGTATCCGACGACGCCTGAGGAGGCGTTTGTCAAGTCGGGTAATCCTGTGTTCGACCTGGATTTGTTGGAGGAGATGCAACGTCAGGTCAGGTTTGGCGAGTCGGGGTATTTGCACAGGGTGTCGGCTAGGGCTGTGGAGTTTCGACGGTGAGCTTGGAGGTGTGGGCGCATCCGAATCCGCAGCACGGCTATGTGATGGGGGTGGACACGGCTGAGGGCCTGGGGCATGGCGATTATTCGTGCGCCCATGTTTTGGATTTGAACACGGGGGAGCTGGTCGCTGCGTGGCATGGGCATATTCCGCCTGATGCGTTGGCTGATGAGGTTTTGTCGTTGGGGCTCTGGTATCGGGATGCCTTGTGTTGCGTCGAGTCGAACAATCACGGGTTGACGACGATCACGATGTTGCGCCAGTTGGGGTATCCGAATCTGTTTCGGCGGCGTTCGTTGAATCAGGCGACTTCTAAGGTGTCCCAGGAGTTTGGGTGGAAGACGACTCGGACGACGAAGCCGTTGATGATTGACGATTTGTCAATGGCGTTGCGGAACGGCGAGTTGACGATTTATGACCGTCATACGATTGCGGAGTTGCGGACGTTTGTCCGCAATGAGCGGGGGTCGATGTCGGGGTCGCCTTACGATGATCGTGTGATTGCTTTGGCTTTGGCGAATCAGATGCGGAAGTATGCGTATGCGCCTGAGTTTGTGCAGAAGGTTGACGATTACTGGACTGTGGACTGGTTTGCCCGTTTGGCGGATCGTTCTGGCGTTGTGGGTGACGATTTGAGGATCGGTGGGACGACGGTGCGTGGGACACCG